CCCAATTCCCTCAGCTTGGCCTTCGGCCCGCCGATATCAACGTCGAACTGCATATCCGCCTGGTGCGACAACCGCTGTAACTCGGTCACGGTGAGTTGATTGAGATCGAAGAGGGCCCGCAGTTGTGTCTTCGTCTGCTCCAGCCGCTGCAGGGGCGTCTGCAGGTTCTGTCGCTGGCTGTCGAGAAACTGTTGTGCTTCCTCCAGGCTCCCGAATATCTCCACCACCTTGCCCGCCCGCTCTTCCAGCACGGCCAAGGCCTGGGCTTGTTTGCGCAGCGCTTCGACGAACTCGGCCGCCGCCCGGTTGTGCCGCGCACGCCGTTTGTAGATCGACTCAGAGCTGACGTTTGCCCCCGAGCCCTGCAATGCGGTCGAGCGACCCAGCAGTCCGCGCAGAGAGGGCCCCACATCGCCCAACTCGCCCCTGAGACCTCCAGCCAGTTGCTTAAGCTTCTCGAAATCCTGCAGCATGTTGCGGATCTCCGCCCGCAGTTCCGGGGCCATCCCCTGCGGCAGAGCGATCTTGGTCGAATGGCTGATGGCGTTGGGTCGCCGCAATGACGGCTGGGCGTAAAAGGCGCCCGCCACCTCCGCGCTTCCTTCCTCGGCAGCCTTCTGCAGGTTCTTTCGCAGGGCCGCCGCGTCACGTATCAGGTCATGCAACGCGCCCCCTATGCTCGGCTGCGCCGCAACCAGGCCCTCCATGGAGCCGGCCATCTCGTCTAGTGCGCCGCTGAGTTCCTTGATTGGGCCCTTGCCCTCTGCCAACTTGTCCAGCGCCTGCTGGACCTTTCCCGTCCCCGAGGCCATCTGCTGGTGCTTCTGCTGGCTGCGGGCCATGATTTTCTCCATCGCCACAATGACCCCCGTAGCGGCAGCCACTCCCGCCACCAGCTTCCCCCAGGCTTTCGGACCGAGTGTCCCCTGCAGAAACACCGAAGCCACCGCCGCCGCCTTGGTTGCCGCCGCATAGGCCCAAGTAGCGACCGTGATGACGACGATGGACCCTGCCACTAAGGTCAACGCGCTGCCCACGCGGATCAACACCTTGCCGAAAACCCCCAGGTTGTTGATGACCGCTGCCGCCGACTTCATCAGCACTTCCAGCGTGGGGCCCAGCACGCTCATGATTTTGCCGCCCACCCGCGTGAGCGCCGCCTCCAGTGCGCTCCAGCCGCGTTGCAGCGGCGTGAGCTGATCATTGGCCACCCGCTCGGTAGTCCCGCCCGCGGCGCGCAAGGCGGCCTCATACATGCGTATCTTCTGCGAGCAGCCCAGCAGCGTCTGAATGAAGATCACCGACTTGTCGGTAAAGCCCATTTGCAGCAGGGTGGCCTTCTTCTGGGCGTCCGACATCGGGCCCAGCGCCCGCTCCAGGTCGCCCACGATATCGGCCATGTTCCGCATCTCGCCCGCGCTGTCGAACACGCGGACGTTCATCTGCTTGAACGCCGCGGCGTGTTGCAGGGCCTTGGTCTGCAGATCCCGCAGCACGATGTTCATCGCCGTGCCGCTGTCGGCGCCCTTCAGGCCCTGATCGGCCCACGCCGCCAGCGTGGCCACCGTCTCCTCGATGTCCTTGCCCACCGTCCGCGCCGCCGCCCCTGCCTTGGTGGTCAGCGATTCGGCAAACTGCTCGGTGGTGGCGTCGGCCAGCGTATTGGCCGCCGTGAGCACGTCGGTGGTCCGCGTCAGGTTGCGGAGGTTGGCCTGCGCGTCCTTGGCGACCATCCCCATGGCATGCTGGGCGTCGGTGGCCAGCTCGGTTGCCCGGCCCATGTCGAAATTGCCCGCCTGCGCGAAGCGGGCCACCTGAGGCAAGGCGGCCAGCGACTGGGCCGCGTCGAGACCGGCCGACTTCAGATAGTACAATCCTCTGGCCGCCTCGGCCGGCCCGGCCTTGAAGGCGGCGGCCGTCTCCAGGACCGCCTCACGGAGCTGGCCCCGCATCTGGGCCGAGACGTCGCCCATGATGGCCAGCGAGTTCCGCATGGCCCGATTGAAGCTCTCGCCACTGCTGGCCAGCTTGCCGAAGCCCAGGCCCAGGCCCATTGTCCCCGCCAGCGGTGCCAGGCTCCTGTTCAGCAGCCCGGCCGAAAAAGCCATCGCCCCGAAGGCCCCCCGCCCGCTGGCCTGCAGCTTGCCCATGCCCGCCGCGGTGCGGTGCGTGTAAGCCACCAGCCCGCCCATCTGCCGCCGCACGCCCTGCACGCCGCGGTTGAAGCCGGCCGTATTGGCCAGAAAGCGTACGACAATATCACCGGCCGCCGACACGCTCCGCCCTCTTACCCTGTTGCATCTCTATGTTGCATCTCTACGCTGCATCTCTACTCCGGCCGCCGCCAGGCTCATCTGCAGCATGGCCGCCGCCTGCCGCGGGCTCACCCATTGGGCATCGTCGTCGTATCCGGCCCGCTGCCGCCTGTCCCGTTTTGTGGCCTGCCCCTTGCCCGACCCGGCTGTCTCCTTGGCCGGCTGCACATCAAAATAGCCCGGCTTGACCTCCAGGCCCCAGGCCGCACACACCGCCGAGAAGCCCAGCTTCAGGGCCTCCATCTGCCGGTGCAGCAGCTTGCGGACTTCGTCCAGCGGATCGCCCTCCAACTGCTCGAAGGCCATCCACTGGTCGAATTGCTCCGGCGTGAGCCTCTCCAGGACCCGCTCCACGTCCAGGATGCCAGCCCGCGCGCACAGCCGCATGGCTACTCGACGACGGGGGTTGCCTCGCAGTTTTTTACCAGTGCCTCCAGCTCCTCGCGGTTGAGGCCCACATGGTCCGCCATCCGCTCGTAGAGGAAGGCCGCGTCGGCCGCGTCCCACTGGGCCAACTGGGCAAGGTGCGTCTCGTTCAACAGCCGGTTACCGGCCTCGTCCACCAGGCACAACAGCATCAACCGCCGCGTGGCGTCGGCCAGACGGGCCTTTTTCAGCCCCGAACCGTTCGCCGCGATCGCGGCGGCCTGATAGTCCGACAATTCCCGCTCCGAGAGCGATTGGATTCGCACCCGCTTGCCGCTCAGCGGCAGCCGCAGCGTCTGGTACCGCCGCCTGATGCCCTCACACAGTTCGGCCGCGCTGGCCAGTTGATCGTCCATTGCTGCTCGCTCCATAGTCCTCTCTCTTGGTCAAGCAAGGGCTTGCAAAGACCCCTTTTCCGGTTTCTACGCTTAGCAGCCGCGGCGGGCAATTGATAGTTCGAGGTTCGAAGTTCGAGGTTCGAAGTTCGAGGTTCGAAGTTCAGTCGTCCTCGTCTTCGTCTTGCTCGGCCCACTGGTCGTAGTTGGGCCCCGGGATGAACTCGCCGTCGGCGTCGTAGCCCACCATCACCCCGCGGTCGTACAGCGCGTAGTCGTCGGGGTGAATCCCCGCCGCCACCTTGGGATAGGCCAACTGCGCCTGGCGGATCTGCTCCGGCGAGCGGGTGATCTTCCGCCGGCATTGCTCGTCGGCCGGCTCGGCCACGCCCCGGTTGACCAGCCGCCAGGCGTCGGGGTGCTCGATCAGCGACCCGGCCGGCATGATCCCGTCCGGGTAGGCCGCCGACCGTCGGCAGCCCATATCCCACAACAACTTGCATTTCACTGCGGATACCTCCCTACATGCTTTTCAGGACCTGGGCCAGCACCGCTCAGGACGGGAAGGTGGGCAGCTTGTCCAGCTTGATCTCGATACTCCCCTTCAGACCGTCGTTCAGTGCCACCGTACCGCCGAAGCTGATCCCCGCACCGACAAACGCCCACTCGCTGCTGTCGGAGAAGACCAGTTTCCAGTTCTGGTCGGCCGGCGTGGTCAGCAGGGCCAGCAGGTCCTGGTGCCCGGACAGGCCCGGATCGTAGAACAGCTCCGCCCCCAGGCTGCCCCCCTCGGTCCGCCCGGTCGGATCGTACGGTATTCCCGCATCGCTGTTGTCCAGCGTGTCGCTCTCATACGTCTCCGACGCCATGTCAGGCAGCTTCATGGAAATCACCTGTGCCACCGCGGTGTAGACGGTGGCGATTTCCTGCTGCAGGGCGGTCCCCTTGCACTTCAGTTTGCTCATTGTAGTTGCCTCTCTCTGTTGCCGATTTACTTCTGCCGGCGGTCCTGCCCCCAGCACCCCATCACCTAATCACCCCTTGGCCGCTTCCCGCTCGATGGCCCGCGTGATCGCCTTGCGGGCCGCGGCCAGCACCTTGCCTTGCGAGGCGGCCAACGCCTGCTGGATGCAGTCCTCGAAGACGGGCTGCATCTTCCCGGTGGGCTGGCCGCTATCGAGCGTGCGCTCGTCGGTACCCAGCACCCACCAGTGGATGTTCGCCGCGGCGATGCCCTCGCCCTTCGTCCGCCCGGCGCTGAGCCTTTTCAGCCGCGCGCCGCCGCGTTTACCCACCGCGAAGCCCACCAGCCCCAGCCGCTCCTGCGAGCGGTAGGCCTTGCCAAACCGTTTTCCTACTGCCTTGCGGGCCGCCCGCTTGGTGTCCTGCGGTGCGTCGCTGG